TTGTTTAATGATATAGTCTTGTGGTAGATTGGGTTTTGGATTAGGAACAATTGCGACAAGAGGTTGTGCAAGGGTGGGATTGTTTTGTGGGTCGTTAAGAATGGAGGGTTGGCTCATAAAGCGTACAAGGGGGTTGGCATCACTTTCAGAGGGACCGGTGATAGCTTTTGTGCGAGCCGCTTCGGATTCACGGGCCTTTTTGGCAGACTCGAATAAGGAAATAGCGCTTGGTTCATCTCCAGAGGTAGTGAGGCTGATTTGAAAATCGGGCATAGATTGGCGAGATGGAGCAACGGGAACACGATCTTGTTGGAGTTGTTCAAATCGTGAACTGGTGTCCATAAGGAGATTTGACTCAAATGTCGGGCGTGGTTGTACAGGAAGTCCTTGTTGAATGGCAAGACGTTGGGATGCTGCTTCGGCTCGCGGCTGATTGGATGGATCACTTACGATACGTTCACTGGAGGCAAGGGATGGAGTAGCAGTATCTCGTCGGAGATAGGATGAAAAATCTTTGGCAGTAGAGGCTAGTACTTCACGATTGAGTTGTTGGATGGGCATAGGGCCATTGACATCCCAAACTTCTTTCATGTAATGTTCAATTGTTTTCCCTAGACGATTTCTTTGTCTTTCGGATAAACCGGATCCTTGGCGCTGTTGAATGTCTTGACTAAGCATAGTGTAGAGTGTTAGTTCATTCTGTTCACTAAAAAACTGGGCATCGACCTGCATTTGTTGTCCTCTTTGCATCGTATGGCTTCCTACTTGGAAGTCATACGAACTTGCTTTACGCGTACAGCGCGACTGATTCACTGGTCACTCGGATCCTTCTTTATCAAATAAAACCGTTCGATACTGTAACATCCATTTATCGGAAATAGGATGTTTACAGAACTTCCGAAAGGATTCTCCAGCAATCATACGAATAATGAAATACATGGAATACATTCCACATTCTGTATTACTGTACTGGAATCGTCGTCCGTTACTTTCTAGTCGCAGCTTGGGTTCTTGAAGTGTTAAATATCGCATGAACCGTGCAACTTGTTTGGGTGGAGCTATTCCATAACTGTCAAAGTAATAGACACAGGAGCGCTTCAAGTCAATAGTAAGAGCGACCCAGTGACTTCCAGACTTGTAATGGGGATCTAAGTTAAATACAGCACCTAATACTTGTTTTCCAGCAGCGCGTTCGGCTTTCAGATCCACCTTACAGAACGTATCATCCATACACTTTTTATCAGAAGATGTATAAGGATCTGGGGCGCTAAAATCAATGGGAACTACACCTAGGAATTTAAACTCTTTATAGGCACGCTCATATTGTTTCATCACATGCTGAATATCATCACTATTGAGCCATGTATCTGGTTTCTGTTTCCATTCCTTTGGCATTTCGGGTCGAAGAAATGCATTTAATAGTTCCTCCTTTTCCTTTTGTGATAAGAGGGATTTCTTAATAATACATCTGTCATTTGTTTTAGAACAACCGAGTTTTTTGGCAAGAGCTGTTTTTTCCACAAAGTCTCCTTTTGTGGATCCTCCATGAACCGTGTGGTGCATTCCAGCAATTTTTGCCAATACTTTGGTTGGTAGGCAGGATTTCTGCTGAATTCGTCGGGTAGTCTTTCCTCCAACAGTGGTTTTTTCCGCAAGAGGAGAACATGTTGTAGGTCCCGGTGTAACTGGTTGTTTAGAGCTTTCATGTAATTTTCGTGTACGATGATGCCCTCTAGGCGCCATTTCCTGCTGTACCCCTAGGTTCTTTGTCTGGAAGGTAAGAAGTACATAGGAGAAAACACATAGACGGGTAGAATGGGATTGGCACGTGACGCCCGAGCAAAACAATTAGATACAAGTACATTTTGGCATATCATATTTCCAGTCTTAGTTATTATAATCCTTTTATTTGTACTGTTTGTTATATTTACATTACCAGATTGGGCAATTTCATGTTCGAGCAAGTTAGTGTCGATTCAAAGTCTTGCGAAAGCTCCTTCAACCTAGTAGTAGAAGAATGCAAATCGCTCCAGATGTAATTATTTGGATCATGCTCATCTTGGGAATAGGTGGAATGATTGCCATTATTGTATGGCTTTCCTTCTTGACACAAAATAAAGACAATGCATCCGAAATTCAGAAAAATCTAGTCATTGTGGCAGCTGTATCTGGTGTATTAACTGCGCTATTTGCGATTTCAGCCTATATTTATTTTGCAGCAAATACAAACTATTTGACACCGTTTCTCCTTGTTATAACCTTTGTAAATATGTTCTTAAGTTTATTTGCGATTAGTGCTTCTTCCCTACAAATTGTTCGTAGTTAGACCCGAACGTGTAAAAGTCAGTCAGTTAGTACAGGAAACACTCCATAAAGTAGGAGAAGTATGGTAGTCCTTCCTGTATGGATTATAGTTGTGCTGGCATTAATAGCTGTAATTGTTATACTTGTACTATTAGCACAATTACAAAAACAGAAGGAAATGAATTCGGATATTGAAAAAACAATCGTGATCTATGCTACAGTAAGTGCAGTTGTTATAGCGGGATTAGGTGTGGCTTGCTATATATATTTTACTTACAATATGGAGTACTCGACGCCATTTATTATAACAATGTCCTTTATAAATACATTCTTATGTATTGTTGCTCTTGCTTCGTCGACACAACAAGTTATACATTCTTAGATATTGATCTATACATATTGTATATTGATTCATTGGTTCAATATAGAATATGTAAATATAATTAACTCGTAACTTTATCTCGTACGATTTGCATTTCGTGGTACTCTAGTACGCCGAATTCTGCGTGTCCTATGAGATTGTTTTCTTGTTTTATTTCGTTGTATGGATTTTCGTCTATTCGTGCGGTATTTTGTACGATTAAAACGTCTATAGTATCCTCCTTCATGTTGTGCTCTGGATGGACATGATCCACCATCTGCTGCTGGTATTTGGAACATTGGTTGTTGTTCTGGTCCTCGGATTACTGGTTGTGCTGGTCCTTGGGGAAATTGTGGTTGTTGTTGGAATCCTGGTTGTTGTTGTAATACCGGTTGTGCTGGTCCTTGGGGAAATTGTGGTTGTTGTAGTAATCCTGGTACTTGGAATCCTGGTACTTGGAATCCTGGTACTTGGAATCCTGGTTGTGCTGATCCTTGTGGAAGATTTACAATAGTATATTTTCTATTATCATCATCGCATACAGTAATCAGCGTATTTAGATTAGTATCCGTTAGTATAGTTTCAGGAATTCCAGTATTTTTCGAAAAATTATATATGGCTTGAATTGAATACTCTTTTTTTAGTAAATATACAAGACCTGCAATTAGTTTATGATAGATCGTATGTTCGATAAAGGCTCTACTAATTTTCATATCCCTTTGTTGTATAGATGAAAGTTGTTGATAAATATTTTTATGATTTTTATATTTTTTACAAATTGTATCCCATATAATGGCTGCATGTGTACGTATACTTTCTTTCATTGTTTTAGAAAGAACATTGGTCTTTCCATCTAGTCTATGTAACTGTTCAATCAAGCCCTGTAGGGCTTTGAATTCTCTTTTCCATATAGGCGTCCGATAAAACCAAGTTGTTTCTGATACATTTGTTATAGTTGTAGGTAACTGTCCACCAGCACTAGTCTCAATATTTGATGAGGTATTACTACTAAATAGAATCCCACTTACTATTTTATATACAAATACACTAATTATTGTGTTCTTTATTATGTTAGATGGTAGTGAATCAGCTCCATATTGGTTATCAATTACCATGCCAACAAGAGTAGCAGCAGCAGAAGTGGGAATTGCCACTGGCAATGCTTTTATACCACCTTTACCTATGGTAATGTAGAGTACCGTCCCACCTATTAATAAACCCGCAGAGATATGCTTGTGGAAATGTTTCACAAGATCTCTTATGATAATTGCCCAGTCTTGACCAGAATCTAGTATAGTAAAAACTCCATCAACCAAACCTGCTGCGGATTTTATACCGTGAGATGCTACTCTTCCTAATGAATATATCGCATTATCTTTAACAGATTGCTCGAATGGTGAAGCACTATACGCGACAAGTGTTGCATTTAGAATACGGTCAATATCCTCTGGACTATCTGCTACAATGGACTCACTTAATGTAGTAAGCCCCGCTACAGCCACTACCATAGATAATTCTTTCGTTCTCTGTACAAATGGTATCAACGTATTTGAATTTTTACCTAGACTAACTGCTAAATTAGTCCCTATTGATTGAATTTGTTCATTATTTATACTAGCTAAGTATCTAGTTGTATCTATATATTTTGTAAAACATTCGTGTAATTGTAGCCTATAATATAATGCAGATGCACGTTGGTGTTCCATCAATACAGCTTTTGTCTTTGCATTTGTAAAATCTGGAACTTTTAATCCTGTGCCTATTTGATGCTCATCGTATAAATTAAATGCAGCAATTGTAGGATCTAACAGTGCTTGTACACCACCACAATATTCTAATGCAAAATCAAGATCTGCCCTTTTATTTTTATTTAGAAATCCACGAACTAAAGGAGATAGTGTATCAAAATTGGCATAATCAAGAGCAATATACCCTTCTACAGTGGATACAGATTTTAGAGTCCCTCTAGAGGCTACTTTAGATTTTTTCTCTTCGTTCAATTCTAATAGCTGTTTTTCATAGTTAGCCTTCGTATTAGCTATATTAGTTTGTTCTAATTTTAATCTTTGAAGCGTTTGTTCAGCCTTTGTTTGAGAATCTATTACTGTTAGCCAATTTTGATATCTAATCTCGCGGTTAGCTGGTGATTCATTATTGACATTCTTAAATTCATCGTTTACCACCTTTGTTGGTGTAAATGATAAAGCAGCACCAGCAGAGCCAAACGCCTTATAAAGACCATTGCTAGCCCAGACAATATAACTAGGATCTACTGTAGTTACTTCTTTACTACCAAGACCCTGTGCATAAAAGTTTCTACCATTGATTAGGGTTTGTATTTCTACGGTTACGTCTGAAATTCTGGAATCTATACTACTTACCGCATCACTTATTAGATAGTTAGTTTGTTCGTCAGATACACGTTTTATATTCTCTTCTAGCGTGTTCAATTGTTTTTTATAGTTTTCTTCTGATGGTTTAGATAGAACTTGTATGTATATAGCTATAGGTTCTGCAGAATATTCAGCCGTACCTGTTATTCCCATCGCCGAAAACAAGCCGGTGGCAAAAGGCACTGTTTCTGTTATTATTGCTATATCTCCTAATAAATGCTGATTACCGTCCCATTCTGCATTAATTACGTAGTTTTGTAAAAATTCAGATGCTTCATCTATGGTATAGATTTGTGCATTGCCCATTACAGTATCACGATATGTGTCTTTATTAGACTTTTGAATTGTCTTAATAGAATATAGAGGTGAATTATAATTTGCAAGTATTGTCTGAAGACTTGATAAGGAGGCGATCGATCCTAACCCAGCCGCAGCAGGATTTTTTATTAATTCTCGAAATGTATTTCCAAGTACAGGAGCTACTTCTTTTGCACGCCGTACTGTTAGGTTACTTTTTGATTCAGGTTTTGGCGTTGGTGTTGGGTTAAAAGCACCTACAGCGCTACTAAACATTTTATCAAACGTGAGTGCTTGTGCATTATCTATTGCCGCTAAATCTCGTTCAGCTGCCATTGTTGTTGCCACGGAAAGATTTTGAGCCTGACTAATTATGGAGCCTGGTGTTATATCAGCATGATTAAAATTTATAAGTACCAGCGATGCTGCATCAAATAAGAGTTTGTTTGTAAATTCAGTGTCTACTCCGCTAGCATAACCAACCATTGAAATAGGAGGAGGAACATATGCATTTGGAAGTCCTTGGCCTCCACCTACATTTATTACTACACCAGAAGAAGATGCTGTAGCAGTTGGTGTAGCAACTGCTGTTTTTGATGCTGTAGTTGATTGTAATAAAGATTGAGACACGGATGGAAGACCTGTTGCTGATACAGAGGAGGATAGTGATGCTGATTTCATTTTTTGTTTAGCTGTGGCACTTGGTTTAGTAATTACATTTATAGTAATATCAAATCCCTCTTTATCTGGTGTAACACTTTTAATCTTACCCCGTACTCCATCCGTAAGACTTTTATAAAGCTTATTGTTTTTGTTTATAGTATCACCATCTACTAATAGAGTATATCTTCTTTCTTTGTCGTTTCTTCGTTTATACTTAACAAGCTCTACTTTATAGCCGTTATCAGATAAAAAGCTATTTTGACTAGATAAAGCCGCTATTTTATCAGCAAGTGTGATCGGTGCAGTAGGTGTCTGTGAAAAGCTAGACCTTATATTTACTACAGAAGATGATGGTTGTACAGAATAAGATTGTGCTGATGGAACTGGGAATGATGGTATACTTGAAACTGCTGATGATGTGAATGATGGTGTACCTGAAACTGCTGGTGCCAAGGAAGTCAATGGTGTACTTGCAGGTTTGGATGCACCAACCCCTCCACCAGAGAGTGATGGATTTTCTCGAATAAATGTAGAATACCCAGGGATCATCCATGCAAATGCCCCTTGAGACAATTCATATTTGATAAATGCTTCATCCTTTACAGATAATGTATGGCCTGGAAAATTCCAATCCCCATTTTTATTACCAGCAAAGGTAGACCATTGATGAGGCTGCAATCCCTGCTGCGCTCTTGCAAAAATATCATGTTCTAAGATTGGACGCATATGTTCATATCTTCTATCTATGCGACCTATGTTGGATAAACTATTCAAATCTATCTTAGCTATACATATCAACATTGCCAATACTAAAGAAAGTGCCATTTTTGGAAGACTTAATGATTTGATAGACGGACTTTTTAATTTATTGGAAAGTGCTTGTAAGAACATGTCATTTGGTTTTTCGATGCCAGATAGTTGGGAAAGTTGTTCTAGAGCAGAATCGAGCGAAATAGTATCATCTTCTTTAACCACCGCACTCATAAAGTCTTTGTTTTCGTAAAGTTTATCTGCTGCAAACATCAATAATATTCCCATGTTTTTTTTAAAGCCTTTTAATGCATCCCTGCGTTGTTGTAAGAACTGTTTAAATTGATCTTCTCCAAGTACTTTTACAGGGTTTGGTCCATAGACTTGTTTCCCTTTTTGTGTAGCTTGTTGTACAGAAAAAGAAGGTCTTGCTCCTGGCTGTTTCTTATAGTTACCCTTTCCACCGCCACTGGATACGCTTGGATTTTTACACTTATCAAGTAACTGTTGATATTGTTGTGTCAAATCTGGCAGACGTATTCCGTCTTTTTCGTAGTTAGTTTTGTAGTCAATATAGGATTTGGACTTTACTAGATGCTGAATCCATCCAAAGGAACCTTCTATACATTTTCTTAGTTCACCGCATATTTCTTCTTTTGCTTTTGCTTCTTGTTCTGGTGTAATTGAAGAATTTTTAGAAGAGTTCGCATCTTCCTGTAGTATAGCAGCTGTTGCTTCTTTTAATTTAGTATCTGCTTCTTGTGTTAGAGTACGTAATGTGCCTATAAGTTCTTTAGTTTCATCGTTATTTAATTGTCCAGATCGAATTGCAGTCTCAAAGCGTGGTTTTAGATAGTCTTCTATTAGTTGTTTATTGTAGAGTGCTTTCGAATAATCAGAATCACCTATAAAATTAGTCCTTATAGAATGTAGCATATTTATTTCATTTTTAATTGTTATTACATCTTGTATGAAATTTAAGTCCTTATTATTATGTACTGTTGAGATAATAGCAGTAGTTGGCTGTGTATTTGGCTGTACAGTTTGACTAGCCTGTTTTATTGCCTTGGATATTGCAAGGCTCCCCACAGATGGTTTCCCAGACATTCTAATTAGAACCTATATTTTATATAGTATAGTACTATAGTAAACTTTTATGAAAAACAGATATTGTCTGATGCTGAATTCGATAGCGCATTTTCTTCGCGGCAGTTTGTAAAAAACAGACTCCTTGGAATCGCAATGCTACACGAATCTGTTGGCCTCGTTTGAAACTTGTACTAGAAGCCCCTTTTTGCCATCCATCTTCTCGCCAAACCCATACACGTCCTGTTTGTTTTTGTTCGGGGTTTGAACCATGTAAATAAATAGTAAGAATTTGTCCACTTATGATCTCTTGAAAATTCTCTAGTAATTCTTGCTTTGTTTTTGTATGGGGAAGAAGCCATTGAGGATTCGCTGCAAGTAAGGAAAGAATGTGGGATTGTATACTTATACACTTCATGGCAGTAGAAGATCCAGCTTCTACTTCTAATTCAAGACGTCCCGTGACCGAATCCCAAGAATGTACTTTTAAAAATGGTGTAAGAATATTTAAGACTGGCATACGAAACATGGAATGAATATAGGATAGTGCGGCAATAGGTCTATCTGCTGCGTACAAGGGCACACCTGGTCCAAGTAATTTTTTCGGTTCTTCTATTTGAATATGTTGTACTTCTATAGTTTGGAGGGGGAGAAACAATTCCGCCCATCCAGGCTCTCGAAATGGGACACCTGCCATTGACCTTCTTCTAAAGTATAGAGTGGGGCTTTGAATGGTCTAAACATAGACTACAATCTAATCCAGAATGGATGACTTGCATCTTTTATGGATTGGATCGCGTGGTGTAGGGAAGCAAACTCAAATTCATAAAGCGCTTGCTCATGTTGCCCAGACACGCGGAGTTCAATTTACCATACGAAAATCCATTTGGACTACAGAAACCAATAAACGCCTTCAACGTGAATCAGAACAAACCGAGGCACAAGAAGATGAAACAGAAACACCGAATCAGGGGGAAGGAGTCCCATATGAATCGAGTCTTGTTCATCTAGGGTTTGATATAGCACGTATGTCAATGCAAGATAAGAATTATATATCAAGTCTTCTTGATCGCCTTGGGTATGGAACAGAAGTTGCTATTGGAAAGAAGAAGCAAGCTGTGAAACGAATTCTTGTATTTTACCATGCTCACTTATTGAGTCACGACAGTGTACTTCAACTTCAAATGGCTCTTGAGCAGCACGAAGGAAGTCTTGTGCTCTGGTGTTCGAGTGAACTTCCATTGCCCTATGAACTTACAGACTGGTTTGTAGAGATTCCAGTTGGTGGAAAGGATATGACACTACCCATACTTCGAAAAACATATGGTGAAAATATTTTAGATTGGGGGCAATATTTTGATAATTTGATCACCTCTTGGTCTTCGAAGCCAATGACATTGGCACGCGTCCAAGAAATTCGTGATTGGGTCTATTTTTGTCTTCAACGCAATCTTCGATGGCAAGAAGTGGTTCATTATATGTTAGATTCACTTCTTCAGAGCAATCTTTCAAAAGAAAAAATACAAAAGGCAATTCAAGCGCTTGTTTTACAACCATCGACAGGTGGGGGGCAGACACTTGGAAGTTATCGTATTCCGATAGCATGGGAGCATTTAGGTCTAGAATTTGCATCCGCTCTAGCAGAACCTTCTATGTAAAGAAACTCTGGTTCCTAGTATAGGATGGAACACCTTCCATGGGTAGAACCTTTTTTACAACGAATTAAAGAGGAGTATCATAGGCCACCGCCCAAATGGACTCTTCAAGAACCAGAAAAAGCTACAATGGACTATGTGTATAAACTAGCAGAGGAAGACGATGTATTTGATACAGCAAAACTCAAACAAGTATGCGGTAAGGCACTA